ACTAGAGATGAATTAAAATTTACAAGGTTTATTGAAAGACTTAGAAAAAAATTCACTACAATATTTGATACTCTTTTAGAAAAACAATTAAGAATGAAAAATATTATTGCTAAAGAAGATTGGGTAATGATGAAAGAAAAAATTCATTATCAATTTGAAACAGATTCACATTTTGCTGAATTGAAAGAATCAGAATTGTTACAAAATAGAGCGAGTTTGCTTAGAGATATGGATGAATATGCGGGTAAATATTATTCACATAAGTTTGTTAGGAATAGTATTTTAAGACAAACGGAAGAAGATATGGATCAACTTGATAATGAAATGACTGAAGAGCAAAATGATCCTAAATATAATAATCCCGAAGAAGATTCTATGGGTAGTAGATATTAATATTAAAGGAGAAATTTATGGATGATGTTTTTACAAGTGCGGATGTTGTGTCTGCTATTATGGTAGGTGATAATAATAGAGCTAAAGAAGGAATACTTGGAGTTTTGGGTCAAAGTTCTATGGATGAACTTGAAGTAAGAAAAGCTGAAGTAGCTCAAGGATTATTTAAAGATAATGTTCCAGAAGAACCTGAAGAAGTTGTTTCAGACGATTCAAATATTGTTCAAAAAGATAATGAAAATCTTGCAGGAATATCACAAGAAGGTGATCAAATACAAGTTGTTGATCCTTATACTGGACAACCATCTGAAACTTTACAAGAACCAATATCAGCAAGTGCATAGATGAAATCATTTAAATTTTTTAAATCCGAATTAATAGATCAAGCTATAGTTTTTGATGAGGCTTTAACTCCTAATCAAAGATTTAAAAGAAAAATTCATTTTGCTAGATCTAAACCAAAACGAGTAGCAGCTCTTAGAAGGAATAAAATGAGAGCTATTCCTACTGGTGGAAAAGAAGCATTAAGAAAACAATCTAGAAAAAAGTTTTTACAAACATTAAAACTTAGAGTTAGAAAAGATTTAACTGCATCTAAATTACAAAGTTCAAGTCCTGGACAAAAACAACAGATCGAAAAATTAGTTGATAGGTTAAAAAAGAATCCTGCACAACAAGCTAAAATGAAAGCTTTCACTCGACCTGGAGGAAAAATGTACAGAGATTTAATTGCTAAAAGAAAAGATAGAATTAAAAAAATGAGGGAGAAAAAATGAAACTCATAACAGAAATTTCTGAAGAATTAGAATATATTTCTGAAACAACAAAAGAAGGAAAAGAGCAATTTAAAATTCGTGGAATTTTTATGCAAGCTGAACAGCAAAATAGAAATAAACGAACTTATCCTCTTAAAGTTTTAGAAAATGAAGTAAAAAGATATAATAAAGAATATGTGACTAAAAATAGAGCATTTGGTGAACTTGGACATCCAGACGGGCCAACTGTAAATCTTGATAGAGTTTCACATATGATTACCACTTTAAATAAAGAAGGTAATGATTTTATTGGTGAAGCTAAAATTTTAAATACACCAAATGGAAATATTGTAAGAGAACTTATTAGAGCGGGTGCAACTTTAGGAGTTTCATCTAGAGGTATGGGTTCTTTAACACCTAGTAGAAATGGTAGTGTTGTTGGTAATGATTATTATCTCTCAACTGCGGGAGACATTGTTGCTGATCCTTCTGCACCAAATGCATTTGTTGAAGGCATTATGGAAGGTAAAGAATGGGTTTGGGATAATGGTATCATTAAAGAAACAGAAATAGATAAATATAATAAGAGTATTAGAAATGCTACAGCAAACAATTTAAATGAAATTAAATTGAATGCTTTTGCTAATTTTATTTCTAAGTTATAAATATTATAAATAACAATAGTATTAATATAAAATAAAGGTTTAAAATTGTGTTAAACTTTTGAAACTCAGTTAGGAGCAAAAACAATGTTAGAAGATCAAAATACGGAAACAGAAGTAGTAGAAAAACAAACTTCTGAAAATCAAATTGATGAAGCTCCCGTGGAAGAGCTAGAGGAAGCTCCTGCAGGGGTTCAAGATTTGGGTGGTGATGACCCAAACACAGGTAAGGCAAATAAGCCAGAACCTGGAACAAGTCAAACATCAAGCAGAAAAGCGGATAAAAGAAATCCAGAAAAATCTGCACAGTCACAAGGCAATTCTGTCAAACCAGCAGTATCTGAATCAGAAGTACCAACATCCAAAAATGGAATGGTTGCTCATGTTTATGATATGTTGAAGAACATGAGTAAAGAAGAACTTTCTGAAAAATTTGGATTGATTCAAGATGTTGTAGAACTTGATATTGAAAAAATAGAAGAAGATTCTGATCCAGCAGTGACAGAAGCACAAGAAAAAATTCTTTACTCAAGAAAAGATTTGACTGCTGAGGATATTGAATTAGATTCAGAATCAGATATTCAAGCTATTGCAGGTGAAGAACTTTCAGAAGAATTCAAAGAAAAAGCAAAAGAAATTTTTGAATCAGCTGTAAAATCTAAAGTAGTTGAGGAAGTTAATAAAAGAGTTTCTCAAATAGAAGAAGAGTATTTACAAGAAATTGAAGAATCTACAAAAACATTTCAAGGTGAAATGGTAGAAAAAGTAGATAATTATTTAAATTATGTTGTATCAGAATGGATGGAAGATAATAAATTAGCAGTTGAAAAAGGTATTAAAACTGAACTTACTGATGATTTTATGAATGGATTAAGAAATCTTTTTAAAGAACATTACATTGACATCCCAGAAGAAAAGGTTGACATTGTAGATGATCTTTTTGATAAGGTAGAAGATCTTGAAAATAAACTAAATGAAGAGATTGACAAAAACATCAAATTGAAGCATAATCTAGCTGATGCTAAAAGGGATGAAATTTTAAATGATGTTTGTGAAGATCTTGCTGATACACAAAAAGAAAAAATTAATAGCCTTTCTGAAGGTGTAGAATTTGATTCAGAAGATCAATATAAAGCAAAATTGCAAATGTTGAAAGAATCTTATTTTCCAGCAAAGGCTGTGGCTGTTAGTGAAGATGTAGTTGAAGAAACAACATCTACAACTGATGAACTTAATGAAGAAATTGAGAATATTCAAGAAGACTCAAGAGATGGCCAGATGAAGGCATATCTTGATATGTTGTCTAGAACAACAAATAATAAATAATTTTTTAGGAGAATAAACGATGTATATCGCTGAAGACATTCAAAGAAAATGGGCTCCTGTAGTTGATCATCCAGATTTGGAAGCAATTAAAGACCCATATAAAAAGCAGGTAACTGCGGTGATCTTGGAGAACCAAGAGCGCTCAATGAGAGAGCAACAAGGTGGAATGGGATTGTTGGCAGAATCAGGACCATCTTCGGTTATGGCTGGATCTAGTTCTGTTGCAAGTACAGGACCTGTTGACATTTACGATCCAGTTTTGATCTCACTCGTAAGACGTGCGATGCCCAACTTGGTTGCTTATGATATTTGTGGTGTTCAACCAATGACAGGACCAACTGGACTTATCTTTGCGATGAGAGCAAGATATGGTAATCAAGATGGACCTGAAGCTCTTTTTAATGAAGCTAATACACATTACGCTTCCGCTAATACTAATTCAAGTGCTTCACAATCTGGTGATAATCCAGCTGATGGTTCTTATGATACTATTACTGGTATGCCAACAAATGCTGCAGAACTTAGAGGTGCTAATGATCCAGAAGTAGATGGAGATGCTATTCCTCATATGTCTTTCTCTATTGAGAAAGTTACTGTAACAGCAGTAAGTAGAGCACTCAAAGGCGCATATTCAATGGAATTGGCCCAAGACTTAAAAGCTATTCATGGATTGGATGCTGAAACAGAATTGGCTAATATTCTTTCCGCTGAAATTTTGGCTGAAATTAACAGAGAAGTTGTAAGATCAATTGGTACAACTGCTACTGTTGGTGCCGCTTATGGTGTAGCTAATCCTGGTGAATTTGACCTTGATCTTGATTCTAATGGTCGATGGTCAGTAGAAAAGTTCAAAGGACTAATGTTCCAGATCGAGCGTGAAGCTAATCAAATCGCAAAAGATACACGTAGAGGTAAAGGTAATATGATCATTTGTGCATCTGATGTTGCATCTGCACTTCAAATGGCTGGTGTTCTTGATTATACTCCTGCACTTCAAACTGGTATTAATGTTGATGATACTGGTAATACTTTTGCTGGTGTTCTTAACGGACGCTATAAAGTATACATTGATCCATTTGCTGCTAACCAAGTAACAAATTATATGATTGTAGGTTACAAAGGATCAAGTCCATATGATGCGGGTATCTTTTACTGTCCATATGTTCCGTTACAAATGGTAAGAGCAATTGGTGAAGATAACTTCCAACCAAGAATCGGGTTCAAAACTCGTTATGGTATGGTTGCTAATCCTTTTGCTGCACCAGAAGGTAACGCTGGAGCAATTGATAGAACCGGATCAACCAAAAATAATGTTTACTACAGATTGGTCAAAGTTAAGAACTTGATGTAGTCTGTATTT